ACATTGTTCAGGATCAAAGACCTGAACAACCGACGTTTACCCTACCTACTGCTGCGCTCGATGATGGCGCAGTCACTATTACTTCCAATGCTTATTACGGTACATACGTCGATTTAGAAGGCGCAGTTCGTAATGAGTTGGAGCTAATCACACGTTATCGTGAAATGTCCAACCATCCAGAATGTGAAATGGCAATTGATGAGATTGTCAATGAAGCCATATCACATAGTATTGATGGACAAGTTGTTGATGTAATTACAGACAACGTTGAACAACCAGAATCAATCAAAAAGAAGATCAGAGAAGAATTTAAAACAATTCTTTCCATGTTGAACTTCAATAATCTGGCTGACGATTTATTCAAACGTTGGTACATTGACGGTAGAATATATTATCACGTTGTTGTTGATGAAAAGAATCCCAAAGAAGGTGTAAAAGAATTACGTTACATTGATCCACGTAAGATTCGTAAAGTACGTGAGGTTGCAAAAGAACGTGATCCTAAAACTGGTGCAATGATTATTAAATCTATTGCCGAATATTATGTGTACAATGATCGTGGTACATCCACACAAACATATACTGCACAAGTAAATACTGGTGTTCGTATTGCACCAGAATCAATTATCAATGTCAATTCTGGATTGACAGACGCAAAGAATACATTTGTAATTTCCTATCTACACAAAGCAATCAAGCCTCTTAATCAACTTAGAATGGTTGAAGATGCGATTGTTATCTATCGTATTTCACGAGCACCAGAACGTCGAGTATTCTACATTGACGTAGGTAATTTACCTAAAGGTAAAGCAGAACAGTATCTACGTGACGTTATGATTAAGTATCGTAACAAAATGGTTTATGATGCTAACACTGGTGAACTGCGTGATGATCGTAAGCATTTATCGATGTTGGAAGACTTCTGGCTACCACGCCGCGAGGGCGGAAAGGGAACAGAGATTACTACTCTGCCAGCCGGACAAAATCTTGGGGAATTAGAGGACGTAAAGTATTTCCAAAAGAAATTACTTCAATCGCTTAATGTTCCTTATTCACGCTTAGAACCACAACAAGGTGGTATGATAGGGCTTGGTCGTGTATCAGAAGTTACCAGAGATGAAGTTAAATTCTCAAAGTTTGTTGCAAGACTACGTAACAAATTCTGTCAGATATTCGACGATGCTTTGAGAATTCAACTTGTGTTAAAAGGTATATGTACACAAGAAGAATGGGAACAGATTAAAGAAGAAATTACCTACGACTTTAAACGTGACAACGACTATATTGAAATGCGTGATGCAGAAGTATTGCGTGAACGTTTGAATCTGGCAATTACTGTTGATCCATTTGTTGGCAAATATTATTCTGTTGATTGGGTAAAGAAAAATATCCTACGTCAAACAGAAGATGAAATAGAAACGATGGCTGAACAAATGGAACAGGAACAACAAGGTCCTATGTTGGCACCACCTCCAGAGATGCCACCACAGGATAATGCACAAGACACTAGTGGTATGGAATCACCTACACCGCAACTTGATGCAGATGTAGATAAATATGCTACAAAATAAATAAGGAGATATCATGGATAATGTAAGAAATTTTGTTGATTTAGTAGCATTAGGCGACAATGCTTCGGCAAGAGATGAGTTGGATAAAATTCTTTCTCAAAAATCTTTTGATGCTTTAGATGCACGTAAGAAAGAAATTGCTGGTGCAATATTTGGTACTACAGATCAATCAGATCAGACAGAAGATGATCTTGATTCTGCTGTTGCAGAAATTGATAATGAAGTAACAGATGACATTGCCTAATGAAATCTTTATTAGAATTTAAAACTGTTGTTGAGGAAGAGAAGAAAGACTATTCAAAGTTTGATTCTCTGATACGTGCTGGGTTGGCAAACAAAGCACAGATTCAACGTATCCATCGAATCATGGATAAGATGGGTGAAGATAATCCTCAATTTAATAATGCCGATAAAGAGATTATGCGTAATCTTTTTAATAAAATGGCAGATTTAATTTCTAATAATAAACAAATTTATACACAAGCTCGTCGTGTTGTAAAAGAAGATTTAAATGAAGGTGTTATAGATTCTGCCGATTATAAAGTTGATAAACTAGGTAGAAAATATAAAGCACATAAAGTAATTGTTGGTAATGATAAAGATCAAATAACAGAGGAACCTTTAAGATTAAACTTGAAGGAACCTCCATTTGTGTTAGTTTTAAAAAGAGAAGCAATACGTAATTATCCAGACGGAACTAAAGTTGCTCTGTATTATAACCGTTTGTTAGATAAACATTTTAGTATACCATACGGACCAAATGTTGATTCGCCGTTACAAGCTGAGTCAACTGAAATGTCTATAATGGAATCACTAAAGCATATTGCACAACTTGATGAAGAACAAGAAATTTATTTTGAAACAGATTCTCGTTCTGTTCATCCAGAAACTGCACAAGGTATATTAAAACTTTACAATAGCTTAAGTGAAGAAAATAGAATCAAAATGGAACAAAGAATTAACGATCCAGTTATGTTCGATAAGTTCCACGAATACTCACTAAGAATAGAATGAACATCATAGAAGCTATTATTAATGGTGACGGAAACAAAGTAAAAGAACTGATGTATGAGCAGTTGTTTGCCATACTTGATCGCAAGTTAGATGAACAGAAAAAGAAACTTGCAAACGAATCTTTTGATTATGAACTAGAAGAATTGGATGAGGCTAAGTCTCTCAATATTGTAAAGTCTGGCAGAATTCAAAAGATTCGTCGTCGTATTCGTCGTAATAAAAAAGGTAGAATCATTATTCAAAAGAACGTTAAACGTTCTGCAATTAAAGGTTATAGAATATCTGGAAGTGGTACAGTAAAAAGAATACCAACGTCTGCCAGAATTCATAAAACCAGAATGATGAAAAGATATTGGAAAACAAAAGGTCGTGCAAAGTTAAGACGAACATTAATGAAAAGAAAAATGTCTATGCGCCGCCGCAAATCAATGGGGATAAGATAAAATGCCATTAGAAATTACAAACTCGTTAAGAGGAGCGACATTAGTTAGAGCTACCGGACCAGGTACTTACACTGTTGCTTTGACTGATTTAAGAAAAAATCCTACAACAGAAACAGTTACAAGTGCTGATATTCGTAGAATGATGTGGTCTACTAACGGTAACATTTCTATTGTTCGTAATAGTATTGAAATGGCTACTGTTCATAACACAGGCGAAATGCGTTTTGATGACTATGCTTATTCTCTTGCAAATAACAATACACAAAGTATTGTAATTACGATTGCAACAGGTGGTACTATTGTTATGGAACTATCAAAACAAGCAACATATAATGTTGATCCAACAACAGGAGTATCACTATAATGAAACTAATTACCGAAATGTTCGATGACGTTAAGTATTTAACGGAAAAAACTGAGAACGGAAAAAAGAATCTATACATCGAAGGTACATTTCTTGTTGGCGATACTGTAAACAAGAACAACCGTATGTACAAAATGGATACTCTGCGTAATGAAGTTGATCGTTACACAGAAGAATTTATCAAAACAAATCGTGCGTTAGGAGAGTTAGGTCATCCAGACACTCCTACATTAAACTTAGAAAGAGTGTCACACAAGATTGTAAGTCTAAAAGAAGATGGCAACACCTTCTATGGAAAGGCTTTAATTCTTGATACTCCTTATGGTAACATCGTTAAGAACTTTATTGACAGTGGTGTTAATCTTGGTGTTTCATCAAGAGCCATGGGTTCAGTTACAATGACCAGAGAAGGATACAATCTGGTTCAGGACGATCTACGTCTAGCAACAGCGGCAGATATTGTTGCCGATCCTTCAGCTCCAGGTGCCTTTGTTAACGGTATTATGGAGAACAAAGAATGGTTGTTTGTTGAAGGTCGTTATGTTGAAATGGACATAGACAACGCAAAAAGACAAATCAGACAGGCATCTAAACAACAATTAGAGTCAGTTGCCCTGAAACTATTTGAAAACTTTATCAGAAAACTTTAAATTTATAAATATTCAAATCATAAAAGGAGAACCCTAAATGACAACCAAGAACAAATTACTAGAAGCAGCAGCTGATATTCTTGCATCAAGCAAGAAGTCTGCATCAGCTATGCCTCCAGCTAAACTTCCAGGTGAAGAAGT